CAGACCATTATCCCGAAAAACTAGATGAATTTCTTGCTTGCCTGTCCTGTGTGGGGGAAAGGGGGAGTAGTGCTTGGAGATCGAAAAAACGAGCGATGTAAAGCTAGCTGGGCGAGCGATTCGCGAAGGCTGGGATGTAGACAAGAAGGCAATCAAGGCCGCTTTGATGCAATGCTTGTCCGATCCCGACCTAGCGGTGGATGCTGCCAAGGTGCTACTTGCGGCGGACGCGATAGATTGCAAGCGGGAGGAGCTCGAAGAAAAGAGGAAAGCAGGTGAAGAACAGCGACGGCTTCAGCTTCTTGAACTCGCTCAACGTGTCTCAGTTGGAGACCTTGCTAGGATTGCATCCGAGCACGGCATCGTTGGTTCACATGCCGAAGATGACGGAAGCGGAGGCGGACAAGAAGCGTAAAGAGGCAAAGAGGCTAAAGCTTCGCGACATCACCATTCCGCCACCTCTCGATCCTGCTCGTCGGCTCAAGTGCGAGTCTGATCCTGCTTTGTGGCTCTCGACCTACTTTCCCGAAAAGTTCTTCGAGAGCTGGACTGAGGATCGCTTGGCGATGGTGCATTCGATCATTGATGCTGCTAAGTACGGCGGGGATCAGTCGATAGCAGGGCCACGGGGCGAGGGCAAGACGACGCTTGCAATTCTCACGGCTCTTTACTTGATGATCCGGCATCTATCGACCTTTCCGGTAGTCATTGGAAAGAACGCCGACAAAGCAAAAAAGGAAGTTCGGGACATCGTTGAGCAACTGCAGCAGAACGAAATCTTCGCGGCGGATTACCCTGAGATCGCAATTCCGTTTCAGGCTGTCGGCGGTTGGTCAAGCCGGGGCAGGATGCAGACTTGCGGCGGAATGCCTACCAATATCGTCATCGGGCCTGAGTTCTTTGTGTTCCCGACGATCACCAGAGAACAACTACCAGGGTGGCCATTGGAGATCGAGCCTGCTTCATGTGGCCAAGTGCTTTACTCCCTTGGGATCGATGGAGCGATCCGCGGGACTAAGTACCGAAGCAGACGACCTACCTTGGCTGTAATCGATGACATCGAAGACAGGGAAGCAGCGGCAAGCGAAACTACGATCGAGAAGAACGAGGAAGTAATCGAACAGGACATTGCGGGATTAGGTCAGTCCTCAGAGCGGATCCCTCGGGTGATGCTTTGTACGATCCAGAATCGCAAGTGCATTGCGTATCGTTACACCGATCCGAAGATCAAGCCATCTTGGAGGGGCAAGCGATACCGCAAGCTCGTGACCAAGCCCGATCGAATGGACTTGATAGAGAAGTACATAGACATGCGGAAGGGACGCAAAGACGATGATCCAGACGCTCGGGAGGCTTTCCGCTTTTGGCGTGACAACCAAGAGGACATCGAGCGGGGATCTGTCGTCAGCAATCCGAATAGCTACAGCAAGAAGATGCACAGCGACGGCGAGCCGATGGAATTGTCGGCAGTGCAATCGTATTTTAATCGAGTCGCAGACGTAGGCCAAAAGGCAGTTTCGACCGAGATTGACAACGATCCACCAGAGGAAGCCGGGCCGATGGGCCTTGGGATCACTCCTGCTCTTGTCGAGTCTCGTATCAGCGGTTTGGTTCGTCGTCAGTTGCCTGCAAATACCGTGGCACTTACAGCGGCGATCGACTTAGGCAAGTATTACCTTCATTGGGTTATCACCTCTTGGTGGCATGGGGCCGGAGGCGTTGTGGCCGATTACGGCATCCAACAGGTTTACGGGACGGATAAAAGCATGGATCACGAAGCCAGCGAGCCTATGATCTATCAGGCTCTCTTGAGTCTTCGTGATGAGTTGCTAACCAAAGAATTCAGCGACACAACAGGCACTCGACGAACGATCGATTTTTGCTTTGTGGATTCAGGTGCATTCACCAACGCGGCTTACCAGTTCTGTCGTGAGGTTGGCGGGATCTTTCATCCTAGTAAGGGTCAAGATCCGTACCATCGAAAGGCCAAGTCCACTTCGACGACTATTGCGGGTGCCAACCTTCACGCTCAAAAGCTTCCGTCATCGAATGTTTGGCTCTACGAGCTCGATACCTCCTATTGGAAGCAGTTCATCCATGAACGTTTTATGACTCCAACCTTCGATGAATCTAATATGCTTCGGCGTGGTTCGCTTTCGTTGTTTGCACTTGAGGAAGAACGGCGACATTCGCAGTACGCGCAGCACATCGCAGCGGAAGAATTGGTAACGAAGTTCACTGAGGGCAAGGGGGCTAAGACCTACTGGATGGTTAAGGACAGCAATAACCACTGGCTCGATGCAACCTACATGGCAGCGGCGGGTTCGGAGGCCTGCGGGGTCAAACTCATAGCCCCTAGTGAGATCGAGGTGCAGCCAAAGCACGTTAGCGGCGATCAGCCTAAGCCTGTTAAGCAGGCTCCAAAGGCGTACCAACATGGACGCAACTTACGGCAACGGCAGGGCGGGTGGATTCCAAAACGGAGGTATTAGAATGGCGAAGAAAATCAGGAAGCAATCAGGAGAAGCGGTGCAGCAAACGGCAACAATCGAGCAACAACCGATCGAGCCGATACCAAGGGAGTTCACGCCGAGACCTTGCACGATGTGTGAGACTCGCAGACCTCCACGTACAAGCTACAGTCGAGTCTATGCAAAGCATGGAAAGATACGTTATTGCCGATGCACTTGGTGCAAACATACCTGGTCGCAAGAAGGCGATTAGTAGCGGGTTTACAATTGCAATTGTAATGCGTTCTTGAGATTGTCGGCTCTCCATGCAATCCTTTGTGCATGGCATCAGCGGCAAGTCTGTTAACGCTCATCGACGCAGCTATTGAGGCTCTCTTAACCGGAGGGGCTCAGCAGTATTCTATTGGTTCAAGGACAGTAACCAAGCTTGATCTCAAGTCGCTCTTTGAAGAACGACGAATGTTGCTGCAACAGGTCGAGCGTGAAAGCGGTTCCGGTGGCGTGACTCTTGGCAGATTGTCGAGGGCTCGTCGATGATCGGAAAGATGCTCGATTCTGTTATCACGGCTATCAGCCCCACGGCTGGACTCCGAAGGGCTCAAGCTCGAAAGGTGCTCAGGTCTTTCACAGGTGCAGAGCCATCGCGAATCTCGTCAAGTCGCAAGCCAAAGAACAATCCAGCGGACATGGAGCTGTCAGGGCCATTTGGTGCTGATACGCTTCGGGCGTGGGCTCGGGACTTGGTGCGGAACAATGCTTACGCATGGGGCGTTGTAGATACCATTGTCTCATCGGTGGTTGGGTGTGGCATAAAGGCCCAAAGCCAGTTCGAGACTCCAAGCGGCGATGACATCGAATCGATCAATGACCAACGGGACAAGATTTGGTCAGAGTGGGCGGAAGTCTGCGATGTCAACGGGAAATACACTCTCGACGAAATCCAGGCCGTTTGCCAGCGTGAAATGGTTGAGGCCGGTGAGGTGCTCGTAAGGCTCATTAGAACGCCTAGCAAGGTCTATCGAGGAATCTATCGGCCTGTCCCATTGGCTCTCGAATTGATCGAAGCTGACAGGCTTGCAGGCGACAAGGACAACTACGCAGCAAGACTGACTCCGGCTGGTGATAATCTAATCATTCGCGGTGTCGAGGTTGACGATCTTGGTCGTCCGGTTGCGTACTGGATTTACAAAGACCATCCATTGCAACCCTACGCAGTAACCAGAACTCCCGAGCGTGTGCCTGCAAATGAGATCATGCACCTATACCGGCAAGATCGCATCGGTCAAACGAGGGGCGTGACTTGGTTCGCTCCGGTGGTTGCTCCGGTGCGTGACCTTGGCACTTATCTTGACAACGAACTACAAGCTTCGGCGGTAGCAAGTTGTTTCACTGTGGCGATCAAGACTGATACGCCACTTGGAAATTTGATCGAGCCCGATGGAGTCAAGACAGCCGACGATGCAGGCAATAACTTGACCCACCTCGAGCCTGCAATGATCATGAGGCTTCGCCCAAACGAGGATGTCGTAGGTCTTAATCCAGGCCGTCCTAACTCAGCGGCAGAACCTTGGATCGCTTTGATCCTAAGACAGATCGCAGTCGGTACAGGGCTCTCGTATGAAACGGTAGCAAGAGACTACAGCCAGACAACCTACAGTGCATCACGAACAAGCCAGCTAGAAGATCGTCGG